AAGGTGAAACTTGCCCAAGATGAAAGAAATCCCATTGGATTACCAACAGAGTAAAAATAGCTTCCGCTATTATTACTTTTATTGGCCCCATTAGGATCCTTATAATCAAAGGCTTGTCCAACCATTATATCATACCATGCTAGAGTCTTGTCCTCTCCAATAAGCTCCCTTAGTAATTCCATTATTAATTTAATGGGAAATCTATCGGTTGCGGAGGAAAGGTCAAAACAGTAATAGGTAGTTTGTCCATCAAAAGGAATCCTTTTAAGATCAGACCCTTGTTTAAAGGTCTTATCTTGAGGGATCATGCTTAAACACTTGTAAATTCACTTGTGTAGAGCATGCAAACAAGTTTGAGACCAATAGTCTCCTATTGCTACAACTCTTGTTTTTCCTTCAGAATCAGGAAGTGCAGTAAGTTTCCTTAGAGATCAGTTGTCCTTTCGGACATCCGATAACTTCGGTCACCTCATTACCTCCTGGAGGAGAGCTACATTGGCATGACAGGTTTCCATCTTCTGTCTTAACTCTGGACCACCGAGAACATAGATTGATGAACGCAGACTCTCAAACTTTGGTTGAAAAATCAACTCAAGTTCAAGAAGACTGCTCACCAATGCTTGTTTACCGGTTGGTCCAGTTTTAGTCGATAAATGATAACCACTAAAGTCTTCGAGCTTGGCCATTCCATTCTCAAATAAGTCATGATACTCTTTCTTACTGTTATTTCTAGCAGTTCGTCTGAGTTCACCAACAAATTTGTGAATTTCATAGCCAAAATCGAATTCTTGACCTGAATAGGGAGCTATTATACTCCTTATTGAGGGATCAAGGACTTTAGGGGTGATAGTTCTCGTGACACTTAAGATAGTTAGAATTCCCCGTAAATTTTGAGGAGTCCTAAAATGTCTTAAGTATGTCTTGAGTTTACCAAGTTGAACAGGAAGTCCATCAAAGCCTAACCTTAGATTAGATGGTTCAATTTCTTGACCAGCTAATCATCTGGTTACTCTAAGACGGATAGCCTTATTAATCTTGATAACACTTTGTCAACCTTTTTGAGAATAAATATGATCAATAAATTTCATATACTTCTCACAAGCGTTGCAAAGTGAACTATCCAAACCATACGCTACAGTCAACCATTTTAACATGTGGTTAACATGACTGTTGAAGAGACAGTTCTCTCGTTTTTTATCACGAAGAGCCACGTCTCTCCGTCCATTTGAGATGGAAGCTTTAACTTTCGTTTTAGTTTTCATTTTAAATAGGATAGCTCCGGTTTTATCTGGGTTTCGAATATTTAAGCAGAACCTTCTTTGCGATTCCAGGTCGTTAATTCGCCTGGATGACCCTCAGAAGGACTTAAATATAAGACGCCGCGAGGATGGAGTTCCGCATATGTCATATGCATAAGAACACTGGCACAGGTACAAAGGGTAATGACCTACCATTGGGGGGATAAAATCCTGTTCCAACAGGAGGGGTTCCCTCTAAGTACGGCTATGCCG